CATAGAAAAAACCCTTAAGTAGATTCTATGTTCGACACCCACTCACGGCTGTTTACCATGAGGGCATAGAACCTACTTAAAGGCTTTATACAGGTGTCGAATCTGCATAAACACCATCATACACAGGTTTTTACGTTTGTGCAACTACCGTGCTTGTGGTCGTTTGTAAAGAGTTTCCAAGTTCTTCATGCATATCTCATAGGAATTGTCTACCGCCTTATCCATACACGTCTGCGAGCAATAACCCTTAGTTCTTGCACGGATGAACTGTACAGGCTGAAATGATAGCCCACACTGACATTTGCGATATTGGAATTTAAACTGCATATGGATTTATCCTCTTTGGCTTCGTTTCATCAATGTACATGTCTGAGTCATCAGAAATGTAATCTACGGTCAGAAATCCCATATCTCTCAGGATTCTTAATCCTTGCGTCAGGGCGTCTACATAGTCATCGTGTCTGACCTCAGGAAACGCACAGACCTGATTTAAAAACGGCTCTACCCAATCCCTAACCATGCCCTCATTGTTTGCGCTCTCAGGCAGGTACATCAGCCCTTTAGCAATAATCGGACTAACAATGTTCAATCTTGCTGTTTTATCAGCACGACCTGGGTTATATGACCTGACATTGAGTCCTGTCCTCTGCAAGTCTTGTATAAGACTTATTCCTGCGCTCTTGTCCTCTATCAGTATTAAGTCCACCTTCTTGCCATTATTAAATTCATCAGGGTCGCCATAAATGCTTGTAGCCTCTTCTATGACCTTCGGACGCAAGTCAGGATACTGCATCCTCTCTGACCAACAATCAATCAGCATGACGCTCATAGGCTTGTCAGATGACGGTTTAAAGATACCTAATACTACGCACGCTGTTGGGTCATTGACGGTCTTATCGCTCGTGGCGCAGTCATAACTCTGTACAACGTACTGAAACTGCGGTAATGGCTTCTCAGCATCCCACAGCCTAAACATATTCCTCTTGATGATTCCCCCTTCTTCAGGGTCGATAATTTCAGCCATAATCTCTTGGCGTCCAATAGATGTACCCTCATACTGCAGTATCTGATTCCTGAAGGTAGGGGCTAGGTTATCTAGGTTGTCATAGGTAGAGGCTTTAGTCACAATGACGTCTTCTCCGTCCCTATTCGCCAAATCGATAATAAGAGGCTTGGGCTTAGGCGTTGTTGTGCAGATGAGTATAGGTCTACTACCAAGGCGCATACCAAACTGAATCATATCCCACGCTTCGTCTAGATAGTCCCAAGCCGCTAATTCATCCAACCATCCTCCGTGAAACTGTGGACCTCTAAACCTATCAGGCTCAGATGCAGGAATCCCCTTAATAATGCTTCCATTAACTAAGGTAATCTCATTGTCGCTAATTGTATGCTTTTCTATAATTGAGCGTGGCATCACATTGAGTAGTCCACTTTCTCCCATAAAGCACACGTCTTTTACGTCAGAATAGGTAGGGGCAGATACCAACCATCGTGTCTTGGGTTGCTCCCATGCTAAACGCCAAAGGTTCTCAGCGGCGGTTCTTGTCTTACCTGCGCCACGTCCTGCTAGAAACAACCATATGTTCCACCAATCGCCTGTAGGCATGATTTGATAGTCATGGCGTGTTAGATACCAATTAATCTTGGTTAACTCAACCTCAGCCGTTACAACGTCCGCCTCTTCAGCTAATTTCTTAGCCTCTTCAAGCAGGTTGCTCAGATTGTCTGATTTTTTCAATTGTTTGACTAATGCGTTCTAGAGCAATGTTTAATACCTCAGTCTTGACATCAAGGTTACCTGACATCTCTATAGCTTGATGCGGTCTACCATCCAAACGGTCAAATAAGATGTTAATAGCGTTAAGATTGCCCTTCTCAGCCTCTTCTATTAAGACTGTAGCGACCTTATGTAGTCTCTCAGGCTGTTGTACTGTAATGCGCCGTAATACAGCGGCGAATGCCCCCCTTACTTGCTGAGGATGCTCTTCATTGAGTACTCTAGTAATCGTTTTTTTATGTGTCGTCATATTCCCATATAACCTCATGTTTACAATAGTTTTATCAACTATTTTTCAAGTCTCGATTATACAACAGAAAAGGGACTTTGTGTCCCCTTACATTTATTTTTTTACCCTAATGTTCTTGCGTTTAAGTTTTGGTTAAGTTTTTTTAAGTCACCTTTAATTGTAGAGTAACGATATGCTTTATCAAGACAGTCATCGCCTTTTAGTTGATGACCGTGTTGCCATAAACCATGTAAATAGTCTTTAATTTCAAAATAACAATTATAAGTTACTGAGCCAACATATTTAAAATCTTTGTCTAAAACAGTTGTATGCTTTGAAAAATAATTACTTGGCTCTTGAATGTACCCTCCTTGAGCAATTGCTTTGATAGCATCTTTTAATCTAATTGTTGTCATGTTTACCGTCCTTATTGAATTTATTAAGAAAAGGGGCTTACTGCCCCCTTGTTTAGTCTGCTCTGCTTCCCATATAAGCATCTATTCCATGCTTGTTTAATACTTCAGCAAAAGCTTGTGCGCCAATTTCTTTTAAATCCATAGATTGTGTATGGTCATCAATAGGATTCCAAATGCTCCATCCTTTGCTCCAATGCTTACTACCTAAGCTTACTTTTTTAGCCCAATTAACAAATGGATGTCTGCCGTTAGGAATATGTACCCAAGCAAAGCCACAGTACAAAGGCTCGCCATGTTTAGCAAAATACTCGTCACGGGCTTTTTTGCCTGCAAGGTATGCCTCTTCATAGATGGCACGGAAAGGTGAATCTAAAGCGTCTAAGTTTAAGTTTTTCAATTTAATTCTCCTATTAAAAACTGCGTCATTGCAGTAAGTTTTATTTTAATCCCACATTATCCATTTGTGCAACAATTATTTTATAGGTATAAACCCTAATCGTATGCTTCAGCTTCTGTTACCTCTTCTATGTCGATTTCGTTGTGGTCATATTGCTCCATTGCTTGCAAGAACGCTTGGTCAGCGTCCATTGCTTCGATAATGTATTTAAATGCGCCACGGAAGTAAAACTCAAAGTATTTAACGTCAGCCATTGTTTACCTCCACTCGTTGCATTTCCCAATGCTTGCAATACGGCTTAACATATAAATCAATAATCAATTGATTCAGTTCGTGATTATCAAAAGGGTCTTTGCCCTCTTCTATTTCTATTTCAAAAGATAAGTTATAAGTTGTCATGTTTTTATCCTTAAAAGCTGAAATCGTAATATTCTTCACGATAACCGATACCTAAATGACTGCCTGAGCCACACTTGTTAAAACGATTGGTATCACGCTTAATGTAATACTCGCACCATTTACCTTTTTTATCTTTTTTCCAATAAGACTTGCTATTGTTAGGGTTTGTTGTGTACTCGTACTCTTGGCTTTCAGAAATGCCATTGTTATCGATGCGCTTCACATCATCTGCACATACAATTAACATACCATTTTCGATGCCAACAATTGTGCCTGCGTGACGGTCAGACCACATGCAAATTGTTACGCCCATGCCTACTTCAGGCTCAGGGTTTGTTACACGACTATAAATGTGGTTCATCAAAGAACCTGTTTGTGTGCCTAGTTTCATCATTTTGTTTCTCCTAAAAAACCGTCCGATACGGTATAAGTAATACTCTATACATTATTATCCACTTGTGCAACAATTATTTTCTAAGGATAAACCCTAGGTTTCTTTTTTCTTTTGACGCAATCGCCACATTGAAATCTTTTGCGGTTGTTGGATTCTCGAATGTGTCCATCACTTACCGACTTTGTTGCTTGGCAATCCATGCAAAATCGCTTACCTGTCAATGCTATTTCGGCTAATTGAGCTAATTTTCTGACTTCATTCATAATCTTTTTTGCCACCAACGTGTAATTTTGCGCCTGCCAAACTTGATTAGAAGCTTGTAAGATTGATAACGGTTGAAGATGCCCCTACGGTATCGACTGTTTCTTCTTGACGCTTCTTGATGTGTTTTAGAGCGCCTAGGCTTGAGTTCTATAAAACGCATTAATACATCTTTAGCATATCAATAATGCAATCGATTTCTTCTATAAATTCTAAGTCGCCGTCGTGTTTCTTTTTGATTTCTTCTAAGCGTGCTATGGCATCATCTGAATTTTTAAATGTTTCCGAATGAATTACTTCATTCATGGTTTTAAAACCGTCCATAACTTCCCTTTCGCAT